TTAAGCATTGCTTCCTGTCTTGCTTTCTCATACGCAAACTGCTCTGAGGTTCCACCGTACTGACCACTGGTAATACCGCCACGACCACGAGCAAACAAACCTTCATTCATTGCTTGTTGTCTACGTAGTTCTTCAGGAGCCTGTGCTGCTCTAATCTGATTGTATAGGTCAGTAGTAGCTTGCTCTGTGCCTACGCCTAGACCACCTAAGAGACCCTGTGCGCTCTCTAGGTACTGGTTCTGTCTAGCCTGCTCTTCCGGAGACAGGGTGACACCTAGGCCCCCTTCAGGTGTAGTTGTGGCTGTAGCTAAGTTACTGGTAACAGTGTAAGGTTTAAACTCAGATGCTTCAGCGGCTGTTTGACCTATCTCACCACCAAGAGCTAATCCTGCCTGTCCTGCTGCTTTAGCACCTTCAATACCTTCTTGTCCAGCGTAGTAACTACCTGCTGTACTGACTAAGTCTCTACCTAAGTCCATTAAAGACATTCTTAAATTCCTCTAATAATAAATAATTTAGTGTTCGTTAAAACAAGTCGTTCCAAGCAGTGCCGTTGTGACAACGTAACTTGTTGGAAGTAGAATCGTAGTAAACGTCACCGGCAACACCTGAAGAAGGCTCAGCAGACGGTACTATGTTTAGCAATGAAGTTATTTTAACACCGTCATAAGTTAAACGAAGCTTCTCTAAAAACGCCCCTCCGGTGCCTCCTCTTTTAATAGAGAAAGCCATATCAGAACCGTAAGCACCACTCCCCCAATCACCTGAAGTAACCTGTTGAATGTGTCCAGCTAAGATATTACCGTTGTCATCAGCACCTCTAAACTCTATAGTACCGATAGATTGACCTGAAACTATGGTAGTATCGGTATTCTTAATTGTTACTGTAGGGTTTAAAGTGCTCGACGTAGAGATATCACCAGTAAAAGCTGCCCCTGTAATATCAGCTTTAGTAGCAAGAGCTGTAGTATCTGCTTTAGTAGTGATAGCTGTAGCAATGTTGTTGAACTCAGTTGTAAACTCAGTACCCTTAATTAACTTACCTGCGTTACCAGAGGGAAGAGAATCTTTAGCACCGAAGTTGGTTGTTACTGTATAGTTAGCCATTTAGATGAATCTCCCTAGTAAGGCATGTATGTCTATCTTCTGTATTGAAAAAGGTTTACCATTAATTGTTGTCTCAACGCCTACGGTTACTTCCGTACCTGAGCCAGTTGTGTTTACTCTTGGTGTTTGAACTGTAACACCACCTGAGTACTCACTGATGTTGAACTCACCAACTCCATAGACACCTTCGTTTACTACGTCTTCAAAACTAAAGTCTTGTTTAGAGAAGTTATCGGAGTAGTCATAAGACCAGTTAAGAACAGCGGTTGCTCCTGCACCACCAATAACAGTTACGTTAAACTTCTTAAGAAACTTTAAGTTAGTTGTGTTGCCCCAATCCAAAGGATGACTAAAGTATCTCATGTCGTAAGAAGCTGTGTCGTCTAAGTAACCTTCATAGGTAACAAGACCACTCTCCTTACCCATGTAAAGAACGTCGTCAGCAAACACCGACAAAGCTAAAGGTTCTATGTTTGACCAAGTAGTGGCCCTAAAGGAACCGTCTTCTAAAGGTGCTCTAACGTCAAAGCAATAAACACTCTTTGAGCTAGGCAAGGTCAACAAGTAGAAAGCATGTTTAGCACTGTAGCAGCTTCTTATCGTGTGTCCGTTACCGGAAGCAAACTCCTCGTTGACACGCTGCATTAAGTCTGTACGTACATTCTTACTGATGTCACGTAAAGGTATTGACTTTTCCTGTATCAAGCGGCCAAGAGACATGACACCACGATTAGACAGGAACAATAAGTCATCGCCTGTACTTGCCACAGAGTCCCTAGCAATACAACCAACACCTTCAATAGTGTCAGCCAGTGTTATTGAAGCAGCAGCACCACCTTCCAAACCTACAACATTTGAGTAAAGTATAATGGAACGCTTACCGAAGACAACTAAGAACCCATTGTGCTCAGCAAGAGCAACCACTGAGTCGTAACCTTGAGGCCATACAGTTGTTAAATCAATAGTAAGCCAAGAGTTACCAGCACCATGCCATATGTCACCGTTAAGTAAGGCACTGCCGTATATCTTATAGTCTTCGTTTGCTACAGAGGTAATCCATAATCTACCAAAGCCCGCTAACAGTTCGTCACCCTGCGGTGGAGCTATACTACCTGAATCAGGAACTAACTCAAGAGCAGTACCACCTGCTGTAAACTTAAGAGGAGCATGTCCTGCTTGAAAGAAGTACACCCTGTTGGTAAAGGAAGCAGTCTTCCAGTTGTTAGCAGTACAGGAGTAACCAGAGGGGAATGCTATCTGAGTTAAAGTTGTAGTACCAGTAAATATCTTGTTGTTACCCATTGAGAAGACAGTTACTGTACCGTCATACGCAATAAACTCTTGTATGTGTTCTATCCCTACGCTTGAGCCAAGGACTGACGAACCATTAGTGGTAAGCTCTTTGTAGCCATTCCTAGCTCCAATACGACCACTCTTATCAATTACACAGTTGTCAGCAACATTAGCGAAGTTAGGAGACATGCCCACAGGAGAGTCTTGCGTGTTCAGCCCAAAGAAAGCAGGAGCTGCGATTGAAAGATTCTGTAGTGGTTGTGCCATTATACATCAGTCCATATAGTTTCTGAGGGGAAACGTGCAGAATCCATTGCAATTGCATCGGATAGTGTAGACTTAGCCATGGCCATCATAGAGTTACTAGATGTGCCACCTGTCTCACCACGTTCTTCGATAGCTAAAGCCTGTGCAAACTGAACAACAGCAGCCGAAGGCACGTTTAAAACATCACTGTCGTTAGTGAACTCTGCGTCTCTGTTGACTACGTTAAAGCGTAGGTTATACACATCATCTGGAATAGGGTAGATGTCTACTACTGCGTAACCGTCGTTATTAAAACCATTCCAAGCATAGTAACAAGGAGAGCTTTGAGGAGGTGATTGATTAAGGAATACGTTGTTCATCCAAGATGACGTAGCCTGCTTCATAAACACATTGCTTGTGTCGTTAATAACATCTAAAGTCTTTAGGCCTGTTCCTGAGCCTACGAGGTTGTAGCTGAATACACCGGCAGTGGTGTCTACAGTCAGCGTAGTGCGCATTGACGACCAATCCCAAGCATCCTCAACGATACGCTTAGCATCATTAACCAGCTCACCGATTAGCTTACTGTACGGATTAGAAGACACAGAGATTACCTCGTCCTCCCTGAGTCTACGTAATACTTTGTTTACTGCTTCTAAGTAAGTCATAATTAAAATGTATTCCTCTCGTCAAAAGAACTAGCAAACGGGTCATCGTACAGCCCCACTACTTCCTGTTGTTGTGCTTGTGGTGTACGTAGTAATTGTTCCACTGGGCT